AATTGTTGGTACTGTACCAGTTACACTATATCCAACTCCACCACTTACAAATTCATCTCCTGAAATAGGAGCACCTTGTCCTTCGATAATACCTGTTACACTTTGATCTTCTAAATCTCCAGCAGTTCCTGTACTTACCTTTCTGCCAAGTGGGAAAATTGCATTTGTTCTAGTGCCAGATCCACTAATTTTAACAACTAATTTTCTAGGTAGAGTACGAACTGGGTTTGCAGGTAATTCTTGACAATTTCTATTTCCAGTTTCAATTGGTGTATTATATAAAGTAGCAGTACCCTGACTAGTAAATTTCGCTTTGCGAAGTTTAAATGTTAAATCTTGGTTTTGGCTTGGTGTCCAGATTGTACCATTCTGTGATTTGAACAAACTTCCACCAATGTATTGCTTAGACACAATAACATTTTGTACATCAGGCAATTGTGTTGTCTTAATAGATTTCTCACCCATTGTGGATACCCACATTTCGTACTTATCTGATTGTGGACATAGGAATATTAATGCATATTCTTCATCAGGTGGTAAGTAAACAGGAGAGGGGAATCTAATTGTAGTTGGAACAGAAGCGTCACTTGATATGTTAATATCTGAAGGATTTAAAACAACTTGAGCATAATCTTGAACTAAGTCAATAGTTGGAATACCCAATTCAACTGTTGCTAACTGCACAGTCAATTTTGCTGACTCATCTTTTGAAGCAAAATACACATCAAAGGATGTTAAAAATGCACCTACACCATCTACTGTGAATGATTGTGCTAAAGGATCTTTCCTTCCTCTTCTTGCTCTTCTTCTCGCATTTCTCCTGTTTCGGGCTACCGCACCCATACTCCTTCCTCTTCTAAATCCACCCATATTACCTAAGAACTGTTCTGATCTTTGAACTTCAACTTCATCTCTAACTACTATTTCATTTTCTCTTTGAGGAGGACGAGGTGGATTTCTAACTTGAACAATATTATTTTGTTGTGTTAATACAGTTCCAGTTCCTAGATAAGTTCCTGTTGCACTACTTGTTAATGCAGCACTACCAGGAATAGCTATAGTTCCATCGGCAGATGATGTTACTTTAAATGTTTTTGTTCCTGTAGAAAATAAATTTGGTGGTTTAGGAGTTGTATTTGCATTTCTAAAGAAGAACGTACCAATTAAATCACCCCAATTATCTGAATTTAAGTTTATGTTTGTGATTGTAGCAACAGCACCACTTGATTGACCAGTTAATTTTGCTCCTTTAACTACGTAACCAGAATATTTTTCTAAGTTTGCCAATCCAACAACATCAACATTAAATAATCTTGATGTTGCGGAGTAAGTTGCCGAAGGTGCAGGTCTTGTTCGATCATAAGGATCAACCACATACTTTTCAACAAGTACATTTGGATTACCTAATCCAGCGACAAATTCAGGTCTACTTTCATCTCCAAATTTATGATTAGGTTCTTGGGATCTAATAAGTCCTATTTGTATTCCGTTTAACTCTACCTTTACATCCTCCAATACTGTAAATGTACCAGATGACATTTCAATTTCAAATAACTTTGGTACAATATCAGGAACCCCACTATCTAAGAAACTATAATGACGAGTAAATGGTTTTAAACCACCAGCAGCGAACATCACATTTCTTGATCTCATAAAATTATCTACATTTCTTCCAGTTATCTTTGTACTTTCAACGAAATCCCTCTCTTCAGAAGGTCCTACTAATGTATTAGTAAATGATCTTTCAATTCTTCTTGTAACTCTTGTTCTTGTTTCTGTAACTCTTACTTGATGTAATCTTGGTCCGTGGAAATGACCTCTTCTTATTCTTGTTAATGCTCCTCGACTATTTCTCTGGAACAATCCTTGTCTCCTCTCTAGACGGGTATGAGTATGAGATCTACCTCTAACCGCTGTATTTGATACTATATTTGATGTTTCTACCCATCTTGCACCTGTTGATTCTGTTCTAACGTTGTTAACATATACAGTTCTTGTCCAGTTATCTGATGGAGGATTTAACCTAACTGTTCCATTAAATGCAATAACATTAAATGGGTTTACATTCTCAACACCAGTTGCTTGTGGATTTTCTATCCAATCTACTTCTTCATATGCCAATGTAATAAAGTCACCAGTTTTTTGACAATTTCGATCTAATAGTGTTAGATTAGAATCTAAATCTGCAGTTTCAACATTAATTGCTGGATCTAAAGCTAATTCAGGATTCATTGACCAGAAATCAATCGCAGATATTAATTCTTTTTCTGTTGTATCAATATCACATCTTGAACCACTATCAGGTGTAAAATCAATAAAGTCTCTATTTTTGAAATCATTAACAACGAACCCACTTTTAAATCTATTCAATCCATCAGTATCTTTTACTTGGAAAGCATTAGTATCTAATTCTAATGCACTTAAAGATGTTATTTGCTCTAAATTTTCAATTCTTCTTTCAAGTGCAGCAATGTCACGCATCGTAAATCTACGATTATCACGCATTCTAATTTCCGCTTCATCCTTTGGTCTATAAAGATATGGTGGTAAAATTATAGTTGCAACTTCCATTGCATCACTGTTGACTGTTGGTGGCACTGGACTATCAGCAGACTCACCTTGAACAATTCTAACTGATTCGTCTTTATCAATTATTAATTTGTCTACTCTTCCCAAGTAATAACTATACCCCATAAATGAACTTTCACCAGGTGTAATTATGAATGGGTTGGTTGATTCAAATGTTCTACTATTAAATGCAAATGGTGATTTTGCTGTTCCATCGGGAGTAAATTTATTAACTCTTGGTCTGAAATCTAGAATATCAGATGCTCTTAGACCACCAATGTCAGGTAAATCATTACTGTATCTTTCTTGACCATAAGAATTCACAGTAAATATATCACCTGTATTTCCACTTGCAACTTGATATTGATCAAAAATAATTAATAATCTCTTTGATGGTATTGCTGAACCTTGATTTCTTACTATTGATGAATAATCATCATATTGTTCTTTATGACCACTATCTAGAGAATAGTTTTCAGTTCTATCAAGATAGTTTCCAGTTTCAACACCTTGTAAAACTGATTCAATTGCTGATTCTTTAAAATTAATTACTTCTCCTGTTTGGAATTGACTATCATTCATGTAAATGAATGTGATGTCATTTGCATTTCGATCTACAATTTGACCTATCGCTCTACTGTCTTTACCAATAACTAATTCACCACTTATCGCATTTTGATTGAGATTTAATCCTGATACAAATTTTAATTTATCTAAAACTGGTGCATTTGTATCCTTAGATTCTAATATAGCAACAACATTCACTACATCAGGAACATTCAAAGATATTTCCTCATCTTCAACTCTTAAACCATATGCTTCACTTGGTTCAAGTAAACTAGTTAAAGTAGAAATACCAACGGTTCTTGTAACTTCTACTTTTTGACTTCTTACAAAGTCCTTTGTTTTACTTGTTAAACCTAATTTTTTAAGAGTTACGTTAACAGTTGCAGTTGTATTTGAACCATTACTCAAACCATTAAATGTTATTATATTTCCATTATTTGTTATATCTACTTGGTCAGATGTTAATGGTTCTGTAGTTCCATCTGGATAGTGAATTGAATATCTTTCCGCATCAAATGGTTCAAAAAATATACTTGTAATACCTACTGAAGTAGTTAAACCAACAGAGGATGAAAATGTTATTGTATTACTTGTAATTTGTTGATTAGTAATTTGTTTAGAAATTACTAGATTTGAATTAGAAAGATTTACTATAGAGATATTTTGTTTTGGTAATTCAGTGAATATTCCAGATCCATCAATATTTTGAATTATGGGTGCTTGAAGTCTAAATGGTGAAGATGTTGAAATACCAGAAGATAAAACAGCACCAGCATTAACACCAGTATGAACACCAACTGATGCTAATGTAAGTGTTTTACCATCGACTGATACATCAGTAATTTTATTGAAGACTTTATCCTCGGTATCACCTCTCTGATAACCGATGATAGCATCAGTTTTTATACCTACTTTTGCAGCAAAATTTCTATTGTTAACTGTAGCACTATTTCCAGTTATATTTAATTGATCTGTTACAGAAAAACCTTGTAGTAATCTATCGTATAATACTGAGTCTGCAGAAAAATTAGATGGTAGATTAGTATCAAAATCAGAACCATCAGAGTCTTGGAATACAGATTTTATATCATCAGTGGTATATGATATTATTTCTTTTATAGAAATATCAGCAGTAACTGATCTTTCGTTGATAATTAACTGCTCACCCTTTATAAAAGTACCTGTGGTTTGAGATACTGCTATTTCATTAGCACCTGTTGAATCTGCATCTAACGCAGCATATCCAAATGCTCCACTTGCTTTTCCTCTAATTCTTGCACCTTGTATTACACTTGATGATGTAAAAGCACTACATTTTAATATTGTAAATGTTTGAATATCGTAAAGATATAAATCAAACTCAGTATTTGAATTTTTATATGAATCATCTGTTAAAGCATAATGGTATACTCTTGCTTCACCTATTTGTTGATTCGCCTGGTCATTATTAACTGCACCACCTGTACCAAGTTTACGAGATTTTAATAGTTTTATAACATTTGCATTTCCACCACCGATTCTTATCATAGGTGTTCCTTGTGCATTATTTACACGAAGTAAACTACCCATTTCAAATGGAATAGATGCAGCGTTAACTGTTTGGACATCTCTTGGCTTGTCAACATCTAAAACTGTTGTTCCTGTCAAATTAACATCAAATCCTCTTACATATGCTTTACCTGGCGATAATTTGACACAAAATAAATCATCACTTGGTCTATTCCCATCATCTGTAAGTCTATTTTCTGTAAATAAACCATCATTTCCGATTTCATTATTTAAAGATTCTTGTATATCAACACGAAATGGTTCAACAGAATAATCTCCAGATTCATCATAAGTTCTCTTTGCAAAATATTTTTTTAATTCACTATATGCAGCTGAATCTTGTAATCTTTTTACTTCACCTGTATCAGTTCTCATTAACTCTACAAAGTTTGTATCTTCATAGTCTGTTAATGCCTTTTTAGCAAGTTTTACAGAAATTTTAAATCTATCAGCACCAGGTGCAGCAAAGTTTGTAAACCCTTTTGCGTTATCATACAACGATGGATCATCATTTGAATTGATAACTTCTTCAGAAATATCAAAACCAATTCTATAAGATGGTTGATTTGAATATGGATCTAATATTATCAAAGATGAATCAACATCAACAAAACTTCCACGCATAAAGTAGACACCTTTGTTAACACCAAAGGCAGAACCTATTGCTGTGGCATTATCAGAGACTAATGTTAATATTGTTTCTCCAATAGTTAATGTGGTGTTTCCGTATGTAAGTGGTTCCTCTAGAATTAAAATTTCACCATCTGGAAATGCAGCACTTTCACCATCAGTTCCAGATTGTTGATATTTAATAAAAATTGTTATATTTTCAACACCTTCTGATGGTGGTAATATGAAATTTTTTATTACTGCGACTGTTCCTGAATTTTGACCTCTAACTCTTAAACCCTTACCACCATTTGATGCTATAATTTCATTCAAATAAACTGAAACATCAATGCCAAGATGTGTATCGTTTATTTTAGCAGAAAAATATGATGTATCAAGTTCAATGTTACCTGGAATAACCATTGAACCTTCTTTAAAGATATGCTTACCAAATGACTCTACTTGATTCTGTAAGAGAGACTGTAAACCAGTTAATTCTCTTGCCTGAACAGGATATCCAGGTTTAAATAGAATTTTGTAAAATTGATCAGCCTTATCAAAATCATCATAATAAGGTGATATATTTAAATTAGTCTTTTGTGGCATTTTTAGAATTCGAGTATGATTTTAATGTCTTCCTTTTGACGAGAGTTTCTGACAATAAGTGGTCTATTATCTAAGTAAACCACTTCTCCTGACCCTTTATTTATCTCAGAATTGGAAAGTCCTGAAATAAAGTTGACTCCCAAGTTAATTAATTTATTACCTGATGGATTTGTTGTTATTCCTGAGAAATTACGAGAGATTGAACCAGAGAAGAATGATGATTTACCTTCAATATTATTTGCACCAACAACTGATTCAAATTCATATATTCTACCAGCAGTTGAAATACCAGCATAATCAGTATGATCATAAGTTGTGCGGTTGAAGTTAAGAGATCGATCTCTAAAATACTTCAATACTTTTGTTTCAGAATCATAAGAGGCAACGTATGCTGTCGCATTTTTGCCTGTGTTTGGTGAAATAGTTAATACTTGTTTAATTTCTTCACCAACTTGTGGAACTCCAGTAACAGACTCAAATTTTAGTGCTTGTAAAGATGAGTATGTATTATCAGTATAAGTTACAGAAGTACCAACCTTTGTTGGATTTTTTACTACCCCTACTTGTGCAAATTTTGTATCAACAGGAAAATCTTTTGTTGAATCATCAAATCTTGCGTAGACAATTACTCTGTCAGTTCCTAGTTCAGTATATACATTATGACCGTGCCCTAATCCTGGTGGAATAATAGGGACAAGTTTAGCACGACCAGTTGATGTGCTAACACCACTACTTAATGTTCCTAAATCTACGATTCCATAACTGTAACCTTTCCCTCCTGCACTCACCACAGCATCTGTAATTGAACCATTTACAACATCAACTCTTGCCTTTGCTCCTTCACCATCCCCTATAATATCTACTTCTTGACTTAATCCATTCGCATATCCACTACCAGAATTTTCAATATAGATGTGTTTAATTTGATTTTGGTTTATGTCAGAGTTTCCATTTTCACGAACCGCTCTGATTTGAGAATCTTGGCTAGAGGTCCAACTATTTGGAACAGTAATAAATTCAGTTGAGTCAAATTTAATAATGTCACTAGGTGAAACAGTGAAAAGATACTTCCAAAGATATCCATCACCGCTATTTCCTGCCTTGGAAGGTTCCAAATCAGTGAAGGTTGGCTCATCTTGGGAGACATTTCCAAGCGGGTTAGATCCTGTTGATCCATTATCAATACAAACGTAAACTTTGAAGTCGGAATTAAGTACGTAGTAGTTCGCATCATATAACCTATTTGCTTGTGTTAATGGACTTGGATTTTCGACACTATAATCATCTCTATAAATTTCATATCTGCTACCAGCAACCCAGTCTACTCTTCTTATAATTCTTCTAATATTCGCAGATGATATTTTCTTTCCAAACATCATTGTATCACCTGTATGTGAACGATATGAAAAACTATCAGTCGGTGCAGGTGTAGATGAGTTCCAATCAGAAGATCTTCCATAACCAACTAGAGTCCCTGTTCCAGCTGGGTTTGGTAATCCAATAAAAACGTAATATGAATTATTTGTGTTTTCTACTGACTCAACAAAGTTGTTAGCATTCAGAATTCTAAATTGATCAGTAATTATCGCTGACATTGTTAATTAACTTTTTCTTTTTATTTATAGAGGTAACGTAATCAAATTCCGAAGACCCTGATAGCACCTGATGATCTCAGACCCCTTAGTGACCCTGCAGTGTAGTTCTTTCTTTGAATAGTTGGGAAGGTAGTCAAACCAGTATTAACTGTAAGACCAGTGACTCCTATAGAGATAGGAGAATCATTACGAGTTGCATTGTATAATCTACCCCAAGAAATTTTACCTAATTCAGTACTGATACCAGGATTTGTATTATCAAAATTTCCAGTTTGTGCAATACCTAATATTGAAGAGGTGCTATTTGTATGAACGTTACAAGTAATTTCTCCATTTTCACCAAGAGAAGCTACGTTATGCACCTTATAGATATTGTCTACAAATGTAGTTCCAATTCCAACAACTGATGAATCCTGACTATCAACTGAAGTTACTCCATTTCCTACTGAGGTATCTTTGATAAACACTGGATAATTCACAAGTAAACTGTTTGCTGCTTTGTCAGCCCTGAAGAAGAACTTAAGTGCTAGTGGATGTCCACCAGTTCCTGTAGTTGTTGTGATACCTGTGATGATACCAGTAAACCCTTCAACATTATCAATTGATGTAATCTTTTCAGTTTCAAATGTTGGTAACTCAACCAACACTTGAGGAGGTGTTAATGCTGAGTATCCTAGTCCTGGATTAGTAATAGTTGTGCCTGTTATCGAACCATTAGATATAGTTGCTGTTGCAGTCGCTGTTGTTCCAACACCAACAGGAGAACCTATTGTAATTGATGCAGTTCCAGTGTAACCTGAACCAGCATCAGTTATTGTCAATGAAGTTATTGTTCCAGATCCAGATACATTTGCAGTCATAGAAGCACCAGTTGGAATCGCACCAGATGTAACTAATGCATCAACAGAATTAAATGCTAAATTATAATCACCATCAGATTCATCTGGATTACTTGAACTTAGATGATCTCCTTTTTCGTAGAAGAACACCTCCGCATCATCAACAAATACACCATTAAGATTACCTACTCCTGATGTTTCAGTGAAATCACCTATAATTTTTGAAGTTGGGTAAACTTGAGGTTCAAGAATCTCTCTTGACTTATCAATCTTCTTACCATTTAATACAATATCAACTTTTTGTTTAGTCCATCTAATTGGTTTATTATTATTTTCATCAATACCACGACCAGTGTAAATATCAGTTTCAACAAGTTTTGCACCTAATAGAGCATTTATTGTTCTTTCATCCTGTTGTGAAGTTGTAAGTCCTACAGGATGTTTGAATACTCTTAATTCATCACCGATTTTTACTGTTTGCTGAATATCTGCCACATCAACGTCTACTCCTTCTTGACCTTTATAGAAGAAAATATCTACCTTTGCTTCTGCTCTTGGTGCCTCTTCAAATTCAAATGTAGTACCACCTTCAAATTGATATGATTCACCAGGTTTCTGTAGTACACCATTTACAAATATTAGTAGTATTGAATTTAAGTCTATCAACTGTGAACGTGAGTTTGTGAGATCCTTCTCAAAACTTAATAACTGACCATTAAAGAATAATGGGAATCTCTTTCTTGCACCATCTTGTAAGTTCTTAATAGTATCAATAAAGTCCAACTCACCAAATTGCCAAGCAGAAAACTTGTCACTGAATATTTGAGTTACCTCTAGTTCAAACTCTTGAATAGGTGCTGATAGATGAGCAGCAGTAACTAACCCAACAGGTTTAAACTTATCACCAACTTTAAATGAATGACCAGGTCTTGCAATAGCAAACTCAGATATTTCAAACGTTGTTGAACCAATACCAACAGTTGTTTTTGCTGCACCAACTTTAACGTCAACTAATAAATTAGAACCTGTGTCTGTAGTTAAACCAAGACCAACTCTTGAGATACCTATTACAGGTAAATTATCATAATTTGGTTGAGGAATAATAATTTCAGGATTAACATAACCAGAACCTGCTTGTGTAATTGTAAATGCAAGAGTACCACCAGCACCAACTGTTGCAGTTACTTCTGCTCCCGTTCCACCGCCACCACCTTGACCGACATTGATTGTGATAGTGTCAGTTGTGGTTGCGATAATTGCAGTTTGAATACCAGCAATAGGATCTGAATTAGGGAAACTTGTTTTAGATACTGAACGAGGATATGGATGATTGGAGAAGAAATTATCTTTTGAACATTTGAATACTAATCCACCAGTATCAATACCAACTGTATCACTTGTTGATAAACCATGACTAGGTATAGTAAGTACAAGTTGACCAGTGTGAGATGTATAAACTGCATTAGTCGCAGTAAA